GTTTACAAACGCCGGGCGATTATCAATCGACGCGACCCCGCCGTCGGGATTCGAGGTCGTGGCGGTAATTCCTGTTGCCTGCGATACCATCGGTAACGTCACAGCAGCAGGAGTACCGGACATTGAGGTGTCGGCGGTGTAACCCGACGATGTTCCTGTAGCCGTGGGGTAGCGCTGAAGCGTATGGGCATGGCCGGGGTCGGTTACGTTGACCGCGTGGGTGTGGTTAAGCACGTCGGTAATGGTATCCGACCCTCCGGTATCGCCTACGTCTCCATTCGCTGCTAGTGTCCCACGCAGGAACTTTCCGTTTAGGGCTGAGACTTCCGTCCAACCCGCAGGACATGTGCCAGCGACTACGAAGGTAACCAAGCCGCTCGGAATCGTTGTCCCGCTCCCCCCACAGGCCTCTGGAGCCAGACTCTTGTCCGATTGCACCTTGAGGCAGTCTCCCGCGCTGGCCGTGGCCAGATTCTCGATCTTCAAGGAGATGTCTGACCGGAACCCCAAGCGGCTCTTGGACGGGCCGGGATCGGCCATGATAATCAAGCCTGCCAGTAATACTGTAAACAGCACCAATCCATACTTCATAGCCAGCCTCAATTCATCGTCACTTCGTGGTATGCCACGGTGACATAGACCGTTCCGTCACCCAAGGTCAGGGCTGGAGTCGTACCGCCCAAACCAATAACCAGGTCTTTGTTGGCTGTATCCGCCTCAGCTAGAGGGTAAGCATAAAAAATGTTTGAGGAAATGCGGTTGGCGGTCTGGTCAACCAAGTCAGCCGCAGCAGAATAAGCCTCATTGGTCGAACCGAGCGTGAGTCCGGCGTAATCGAAAGCAAACACGTTATCCGCGTTTCCTAAAGTGAATGCCGTGGTGTTGTACTTGTACTGGAGAGTTACGGACACCGCCTGGATGAGCTTACTGGCACCCGGAGCGCTGGCAACTACAAAACTATTATTGGTAGCCGTTCCCGCATGGGTTTCATCAGCCCCGCTCGCGTTATTCAGGGTCAAAGTGGTATTCGTCGATGCCGTGCATTTGAATGTGCCGTTGTTGGCCGGGGTGCCAAAACCAGTAACGGTATAATATCCGTCAACACAGGCATTGGCAGCGCAATTTGTGATCGTTCCGGTGTAAATCGTGCTATCCCCAGAATCTGTCGCCTGAGTCAGCACGTTCGCAGCGTTGAACTCCTTAAGACGGCTGGCCGTTAACGTTGTGGTTTGAGTTTTGAGAAGCGTGTAGCCGGAAGCAATATAAGCACCAGTGAGCGAGGTGCAGGTGGTAGCTCCCGTCGCCCCATTCAACGCGGTCGCTACCTGATTCGTGCACGTATAAGCCTGGGGGATAATAGAATTGGCGTCGGGAGCAGTAATGGTGCGCACGCCTCCGGTTGACGTTCCAGTCACTTGGAAATTGTTAGTTCCTGGCGTTGCCGAACCCCCAGAAAAGTGAATCGTAGACCAGGGATAGGTTGCAGTCCCCAACGATCTGCTACCGGCAAGTCCAGGATATATTCCAGTACTGGACAGATAGTACGTCGCACCCAGCAAAGTGAGATTATTCGCGTTGTTCAAACTAATTAGGGCTACATCTCCGGTGCCAGCAGCATTACGGGATGATAGCGTGGCGTTATTGGGAATTCTAAGCTGACCGGACTGCGCCGGGGCGGTTCCCGCTGCAATGCTAGCATCGAAAACAGCGTCACCGGAAAAGGTATGAATTCCAGTTCCGGCATTGTAGGTGTAAGCCACTCCTGCCGTGTTTTTGTAGATGCTGAAATCGGCGTCCGCATGGTCATAGTTCCAAATGACATTCCCCGCAGTATCTAGGCTCAAGGAAACCGCCGCACCTAGCGCCCCATACTGAATCTGCAATGGTTTATTGACCGAAGCGATAATAGTATTGGTAGAGTTCCCCTGAATGTACGTATAATCCGTCACTCCAGTATTGTCCGTCCATTTCAGGGTGTAATTACCCTTGATGATGGTATTGCTGGGGATGCTGACCAGCGAGCCGTCGTCGGTGATCTGAGAATTCCCAATAGCACTAGCACTTGTAAATTTGGCGATGGTATTGATGGTTCCGGTTCCGCCAACCGGAGTCGAGGCCGCGATCAGTTGCCGCGAGGCGTTGCTGCCCAAGTAACCGGCAGAGGCAGGAACCACTGCGCCGTTTACCTGGGCCACGGTAGGGTTTGGATAGGTGCCCGCCAAGTCACCTCCAGCCGTACCCATAGGCGAGTTAATGCTAGCCGATGCCCTAGACTGATTGATGCTGACGTTGACCGGCCCGCTGGTATAAGCCGAAGACCTGACACACAAATGGGTGCTTCCGCCCACCGCAAAGCGCCACGTCCCGGTAGCGGTCGCTGACGTTGCTCCTGTACCCGCCGGCTGAGGTTGTCCGGTTATTCCCACCCATGAGCCTTGATTGTCGGCGCTCTGCTCGAACTGAAGTGTCGCCACGAAAGTGCCAGAAAGCGTCACGGTTGCCGCTCCAGCTTCGCTGTCCAATTGGAGCACTACAGCACCAGAGGCAGCGCATGAAGCTGCTGTAGCGGAGATTGCGGCCACACATTGCGGGCCGCTGCAAGTTGCTCCCCTCACGGGAAGCGCCGCCAGCATGGCGAAAATCAGAAAGCTAAGTATCTGTTTCATGAGGTGTAGCCTCCTGTCAGCCAATGCCACGGTCGGCGCTGGCCTCCAAGTTCTGTCGAAATGTTTGGACTATGGGTGTTCCTTGCGAAAATCAGAGAGCGGGCATTGGATCCCGCTTTCATAAGGAGCGCGGTCCGCGTTGCCGAGACAGCAAATGCTGCCGCCGCCGCTTCCGCCAGCGAAAGGGTCAACGCCTCTTCATAGCCGAACGGTAGATCGTATGTCGTAACCAAATCAGCAAAACTCTCCAGTAAGTTACGAAGCTGCAACCTTACCTTGTTTACCGTTGTGGGTGCCGGCCAGAGATAGACGTTTCCCAAAGGAAAATCCGGGCTGTAGTACAAGTCCGTTGGAATCGTGCTGGTAAGACCCTTGATCGTATTTCGAGACCACCAAGCGTCATCACGCACGGGCAGATTCATGTCCACGTTGGGCGTGGTGGAGGTTAAAACCAGCGTGGCGGTCACTATTTCCGATGGACGCCCGACGGTGCATGTCCAGTCAGCCCCGGCTACTCCAATGGTGTGCGGGGTATGACTGGCAATGATCGTAAATTCCGTAAAGCTATCCGAATAGACAGAAAGATTTCTTGCTCGCCACTGGTCAACGAGGCGATTCAACTTGCTGAACATGAACTGAGCGTTTTCGGGAGATACCGATTCACCCGCAGCCTCCACTCCCATTTCACGCAGCGCGTTTTCAATGATCGTCGTCGCGGCAACGGACATGCCTTATCCCCTTTCGGTCATTCGGCTTCTTTCTTGGGCCGACCACGTGGCTTGCTCACTTCGTCGGGATGGAGGCACCAGCCCTGCTCCAACGCCGCTGCCTTCTCTTCATCACTGTTGACCGTCAAGGTCTGTCCCTTCGGCCCGTGGAGCATTCGGGGGTATTCCTGGTAGCCGAATCTCTCACTGGGGACCATGTGCGGGTGAACTCCCGGCTTCAATTGGGACTTGGGAGGATTTAGAAGCGCCTCCGCCCGCTTTGCCGTTTCCGGCGTTAGACCCACTAACCCCTGACTTTCCTGATTCATTGTCTTTCTCCTTTTCTGTCTTCGACTTTTCCGCTCGTTCGAGAACGCCGATCCAGTACTTACACTCTTCAATCGCGCCTTCTTGCGCTTGCAAGTTGGCGATGGCCTGCGCCTTTCCAGCTTCCAAACCACCTAGACGATTGCGTAACTGCTCCAAGGTGATTGTCTGGGGTTCTATCTTTTTGCTGGAAATCTCGTCCTGGGCGAGCATGAATCTTTGCCCGCCCAAGACGACAACCAAGACAACAGTGAGAGCTACAGTTTTCATGAGCATGTTCCCAAAACAGAGACTACGTTTCGTCAGAGTACAGGACGATCCGTCGGTAATTCCCGTTAACCCGGACTCGGATGAACCCAGCCTCGGTATCACCTGAAGCGGTATCCGTATCGCTCCAAGCTGTACCCGTGCTGGTCAAATCGAGTACCGCGTCATAGGTCTTGCTGTTGGTCATGGTTTCAGGAATTTCAATGCGGATGGGAGCAAACACCCCGGAAATTGTCGTTGCCGCAAAAGCTGAGCGAATTCGGATGGCATTGACGTTTCCGGTAACGGTGCGAGTACCCGCATCATCCGTCACCACTTCCAGTTGCAAGGTGCGCACATCGCCGGTGATGGTTCCGACAGCGGTCCCTTTGAGGTAGGAGTCAACATGCAAGCCGATGATCCCGCCTCCGGCAATTCCGCTGTTGTATCGTGGGCTGATCTCCCCGCCGATTACCTGCCCGGTAGTAGCTACTGTCTGGGCAGGCTTGACCTGGAAACCAATGGAACTACCAGTCGCTTGTGTGTAGCTCCGGCTGTTGATTCGCAGGCTTGGAATCGGAACTGGTGGTTAGGTCAAGGTTCAAGCCGTAAGTACCTTGAATCTCCGCCAGTTGTGCGCGTTGAACATCGTAAATGCTGGAAGTACAAGTAACCAGGCTTCCAGTTTGAACGTTGATGAAGGGCAAAACCTCAAAGGTTGTCGATGTGCAACGTCCAGCGGGGTCATAGGGAGTATTGGTAAAGGAGTTAACTGACCCCACATAGACAGTTTGCCCAGAGGTATGCGGCCTAGCTACCGTACCCAGCGCCCCACGAATTGCGGTAATTGTGGTGCCGCTGACGGAAGTAATCTGCATAGCTTCGCGGTCTACAAACGCAAAGCGATTGGCCGAAAAGCCGGTAGCGCTCGCTACGGTAAAGCTGGTGGCGCTGCCAGTCGTTATGTTGGCTGACAGCGTGGTGGAGGTTAGAGTCGTCTGACTGAATCCCAGAACCGGAATCAGGGTGAGCAGCGCGACTCCCATGAGAATCTGCAATTTTCTGGTCATACTCTTTTCTCCCTTCTCGATGAGTTTTGCGCCACTACACGCCGCAGGCGATCACGACAGCACAGTGGTCGAAGTACAAGTTGCCGAAGCCATACATGGAGTCCAGCCGATGAACCTTACGCCGACCCAGGATGGTGTCCCACTCGGTGGAGTAGGCAATGTCAATGCCGCTGGTCGGATCTTGCTGGTGCGACCCGCCATCGGGAACTTCCAGCGAAGCACTGGCAATGCCGAAGGCTTTCTTGGTCAGGGCAATGCCGCAGTAGCCGGCCTTGCCGTTGGGCGTGGTTGTGCCGGGCCAGAGCGTCAGGGCAGCACCGTTCTGAGGCAATGCTGAGACGTTCTGGTAGTGACTACCAGGGCCAACGATAGCGGGAAGTAGGCTGAGAGTGTCGCCGCCAGCCCCGCCAACTGCAGTAACGTCAGCCTGCACCACAAACTGCTTCAGCACTCCCGTCGATTGCAAGGTTCTGGGATTGACCTCATAGACGTTGGCGATGTTGATGCGGTCGCCACGCTTGAAAGTGTCGCCAGCCGTTGCGGTAATGACCAGGCTTGTGCCAGTCTGGTTAGAGCCGTAAACGACCACGGCGCCACCCCAAGTCCCAGCCGTGTGATAGACCAGCGACATGGAGTCAAAGCAGTCAAAGCCGCGAGTCTGACCCATAGCACCCGATTTCCACTGTTTGGTGATTTCATCGGGCGGATTGAAGATGGTGGTTGAATTGTCCACAATGCTCTGCATTGCAGATGGAGGAAGGATGGCCCGCTTCACGGGGTCATCCCAGCCTGACAATTGAATCAGGCGGGTACGGGCCGAGCCCAGAATCGACGGGCTGGTAGGATTTGTTCCCAGAACGCCAACAATGTTCGGCGTGTTGTAGAACGCCCATTCCGCCGCCGCCTTGTCGTAGTGCTGGGCCAAGGTAGCGGAGGCCGAATCGAGATACAGCGACCGGAATTTTGCCGCCCCGCGCTCCAGGAACAGTTCAGCATCAGGAGTTGGAACCTCAAAATGAACGTTCGCTGGTTGGTTGATGGAAATCGTTGTTGAAGGTCTATCCAAGGCTTGCGGTGTATAACCGAAGCCGGAATTCACTTCAAACCATTGCGGCAACGGAATGGTTACCGTCTGGCCTACGGCGAATTCGCGTCGGAATTCTTTGTTGAAGTCCGAGTTGAACATCTCCGCCACGACCAGTTTGTTCGTCATCAGGCGCAAACTATTCATGGCCACCCATGACGAGAAGTTGAAGGTGTTAGGCATTTCTAAGTCCTCTCCGGGCATTCGCCCATGCGGTACTAGTTACGCGCGACGCTCTTCTAAATCACGGCGATTAGCAGCATCACGGTAAGCTTCATAGTTCCCGCTCTGGAGCGCCGCTGACACCTCATCCCCTGGCTTACCTCTTCCCGTAGCCAGCGGAGCAAGTGGCGGTGGCGCTTTTTCTTTGGGTTGCACCGGACTCTTGGACAAGGACACTTCGAGTTTGCCGATCTCCCGGCCCATCGCCGGAGCCGATAGTCCCGCAATGCGGTCTATCTCTTCCGGGTTGACGGCCAGGTGATAGAAGATTTCCCCGGCTAAGGGAGAATCAACAATCAATGCATTCAGCGGTGAGTTTTTGGGCAGTAACGCGAAGAACTCTTCGTTAGTGCAGCGCTGCTCCCAGTCGGAATGCCGCGCTTTTGACTCCTCGCACGAACGCAAGAATGATTGTTGGATTTTCTCCTGGGCTTTCGCGGTTTCCTGGGCCTTTTCTCGCTCCTCAATCGCCTTCTGTAGCTTGGGCGTCAACGTCACCTCAGAAAGTTCAAGCAAGAGCGCGGCGATGAAGTCCTCATACCGCTCAAACTGGTCTGAGGCCTCAATGAGCGCGTCTACCTTTGCTTTCACTTCTGGAGGTAACACTTTGAGGAGCTTCGGAGCCACGGGGGTCGATTCCGATACGGCCTTTTCTGGTTCCCTGGCTTTCAACTGCTCCAATTCCCGCTCCAACGCTTTGTTGCGGGCTAGCAGCTGACTAAACCGCTTTTCGGTCTTCTCTTTGGCCCTTTCCTTAGCTTTGGCCTCGTCCTCTTCCGGTACAGTCTTGTCAGGCGGCGATGCTGACTCGGTTTCGGCCTTTTTTTCTTCCTTCGCTTTCGCCTCTGACGCGGGCGGCTCGGATGAGGTTGGCGATTCCTCGGTTTTCGCCTCGACAGACGGTAATTTCCCCGTCTGCCGCCATTCCTTCATTTCTTTCGGCGTCAAATCCTCAAGCTTTTTCTCAACTTGTGCGGCGGTTGGCGATTCCGCTTGTGTTTCCTGCCTCTCCTCTGGCATTTTTTGACCCTTTCTGCCTGTTTTGCAGCGTCAGGCTCGCGGTTCTAAGCTTTTTGCGTTCAGACAAGCCCAAGCACGCGCGTCATTCATGCGCTTGGGGCGTATCCGCTGCTCAGGGCTAACGCAACCTTCGTGGCTAACCTGCAAACCCACGACTTGTGGCTCGCGTCCGCTCACAACAAAGACCTGTCCCTTTCCGATTTCGCGCTTGCACACCTCGCATTTCGGCCAATCGCTCATAATTTCATCCCACGTTCAACTGCTTCGCCAAATTCAGGCTCTCCAGCCGATTCGTCTTGCTGTCCGTCCTGCAAATCCGCCTTCAACGCTTCGAGCATGGCTTGCCCGCGGATCTTGATCTCTTCGGTCAGGATATCGACCTGAGCCTGGAGCTTGGCGATGGCCTCTTTCGACTCGATCTCCATCTGCTTGCTGTCCAACTTCCGCTTAATCTCTTCCAACTCAGCCTTCAGTTGCTTCACATAGGCGTAGAGAGCCTGAGCTTCCTGCTGCTTTTGCTGAATCATCTGCATGGCTTGAGGCGGAATCTGCGCTTCCTGGTCCTGTTGAGGGTCTAGGAGGTCAGCCATCTTGTCGCCGATAGGCCCAAGCGCCTTCATACGAATGGACATTGCCAGCAACTTGACCGCAATGGCGGGAGGAACCGGAAGCGCTTTCAGGTTGCTTACCAGAGCGTCAACAAATTCGTTCGCTTCCTCTCGCTGGCTGTCATAGGCTGGCCCAGTGGCAACCGTCACGTCGTAGTCGCCCTTCGCCAGGTCCACGTAAGCTGGGCGCTTGGTAATCGGGTGCTTGAACCCCTGATTGCGCATCTGAAGAACAAAGAAAGTCCTATCAGAACCGGCGGCAGGTAGTGAGCTACGATCCCCGTAATACAACTTCAACAACGGATTAAGCACGCGACCCGTATGCCTGAGCGCGACATCGAAGTTGTCTAGGAAGTCATAGGAGCCTTTAGCCATTTGCAATTCAATTCGCTTCAGGGCAACGCCTGACTTCTCACTCTGGCGCTGTGCGGCTGTCGGCAGAGCGCTTACTCCCATCGCTGCCTGTATGTCACGCCGGCTATCTTCAGCCGCTATCGAGTAGGCCTGAAAGTTAGGGATAAACTGGGGGCGGGTCGGAAGAGGTAGAATCTGGTCACCCGTAGCCTCCGTCTTAGCCTTAACCTCAACGTAGGCTTTAGGGTCATCCATCATGGTTTCCCATTCTTTCTCATGACCCTCAAATTGGCCTTCGTAGCCTACGAATGCCGACTTAGGTGTTAGCTTGGCCTCTTCCGCCTCATTCGTTCGCATGTAGGCGTAAAGAGTTTGGGGATCGCGCGCCAGCCGGATCAGTGACATAAACTGCCGCTTGGTCGAGCCACGGTCACTAATCCACAACTCCCGACCCATGCATGGAATGATGGGGATGTACTCACCCGGCCATTCCTCTTCCCGCAAAATCTCAACCCCGTTGGTCGTGTATCGGCGTATCTTTTTGGTCACCAGCTCGCGGGTAAACAGTGCCTTCGCACCCTCTGGCTTTGTGGTCGTAACAATCCCGCCATCACCACCCTGCAGGAGGTACAACTTCTCGCGCTTCTCTTCGACCTTCCAAAACGCGGCTACCTGGATTCCGTCGCGCCGTATCCACGAGGGTGCAATGTCGGCATAGCCCTGCGTGAACCCTTGCACGTCCGCATCAGGAAACTCGCGCTTGTAGTCCGCCTCACGCATAAAGTCGATGACAAACGCTCGCTTCATATCCGACCAGTCGACTTCTTGGGCGAAGGGATCAAGCAGAACCGAGGAGGGATTCAGTATCCTGCGGATAACCAATTCTTGCTCAAAGTTGGAATCGGAAATGTACTTACTGCCAACCTCCCAGAAGCCATAACTTCGTTCCACGGCCCCCTGAAAGCCCCAGATGTACGCCTGCTGGGCATTCGAGCGGTACTGTATCCCCCGCACCACTTCGGTGCGCCATTGCGCTTCATCATCGGTGGTCTCAGGCCCAGCCGGAATGAACTTGATGGTTCTGGGATTGACGCGGACTTCGTTGACTACCTGGTTGACATACTGCCCGCATTGGTCAAACCCCATGCACATGCGCTTGCCTTCACGCGCAGCACGCTCGCGGGGAGGCCACGGGTCTCCCGCGCGAAAGCGCATGTCGATGTCGCCCTCATAGAATATGGGGTTCCAGAACCGCTCGAATAGCGTGTAGGAATCGCGGATTTCCTGAAGAAGTGTTTCGTTGTTAGCCATCGTTTAGCTGGCCCGGGCCTTTCGTGTCTGGCCCGGGCTCCCGCTCCTACGTAAGACTTCTAGCCCATTCTTGCCCGCATCTTCTGCCGCGCCTTCGGTGTCAGCCGCTTCCTGGCTGACGCTCCCTTGGTTGATGCAAAGTCATGAAGCTGGCCCTTGGTCATTCCCAAGAGCCCACGATTGCGCTTGTAGAGCTTCGCTGGAGCGTGCTCCGCAATCGCTGTCGCTTGCTGCTGCTTTCGACTCACTGCTGGCATGGTTCACCTTCCTCATGTACCACTTCAACTTCGGCTTCCGGGGGCTTATATACATGACTACCCTTGACCAAAAACGAGAATGACGCTGGGAAATGGAGCGCCTTGCTTCGCCCCTTTAAATTTCAACCGCCCACGCAGGAAGCGAATTTCTTTAGCCTTCATTGCGTATTCGTGCCACCACTTCGTGTCAGTACGTGACGGCAAAAGGTATACGGCAAGCTGTGCCTCGGAAGCCTTTTCCAGCCAATCACATACCGTTCGTCCGTATGGAGGATTGCAATAAACGCGCTTTCCCTTCCAGCTTCGAGTGAGGCCGTCTGTTGCTCCGTTCGGGCAAGGGTCAAGGTCGAACCGGAACTCCGAATTCAGAGATGCATATAAGTCGTCTGGCGTCTGCCAATGCTCGTTCGCGGAGGTAAAAAGTGCCCTATTCATGGCTCTGGGTAGTTATGTATATAGTTCCCGGCTTCCGTTGCTTTTCCTGCCACGAACTTCCGTGAAATTACCTTAAACTTCGTCCCTTTCGGAATCCGATGGCTGTACGGGATCGGCCTAACCGGATAGTCATTCCTGGCTATCTCATACACATTGCCAACCTCCAGCCAGCCAGCAAGCTCAGGCGAAACGATACGCACAGCTCCACTCCTTACGCCCACGGGCGCGGTTGATAGGATCTGAAACTAGTTACTGCCCTTGCAATCGGGGCTACGGATCGAGCAAACGTCAATGCCAGGGCGTCTGCATCGTCAGGCGACGCCTCCCCTCTCTTTTGAATGTTCTCCTTCGATTCAATAACCAACTTGTTCGACTTGTTGATATGATAGCCAGGAACTGCCAATTGCAGTGCCAAATTGTCATCATCATGAGGAAGAGAACCGTGCACTAGCCAATCCTTACACTTAGCCCACATGTAGGCCCGCATGTTCGCTTGATGGGAATCGGGAGATTCCCCACCGAAGTTGACCTCGTGGACGTTGCGAAATCCCAGGGTGTGCAAGCGCTCGACAATAGGAGCTCCGAAGGCAGAATCAACGAACATCGCAGTGACTTTATGTTCCGGGCGCGGATCGCGTAGGATTTCAGCGCACAGGGCAATCAAGACTGACCGATCTCTACCCTTCTCGCCACTCACCCTAATCGGAGGTTTTGGCCGACCATCCAGCCCACGGCGAAAGCGGATAACGTTCCAAGCCGCACCGCCTCCACTAACATCAAACCCAGCAACTAGGGGCTCATCTGGAAGAGTACCTATTTGCCGCTGCATGGCCCCGCGTATCCGGTCGTTGTCGATAAATTGCAGTTCAGACGCCCTAGGAGGAAGCCCAAGCACCCGGACGCGCACGAAATCCGAGTCCTCACCGTAATCATCAATCCACTCCTGAATCTGCACCTTGTTGGTGAACTTACAGGAGCGGGAGTCGATGGACCGTGTAATCCACCGCTCCCGCTCTGAACCGAAGGTGGCGCGATAGAATTTCCCGCTAGATCGAGTGGGATTGCCGAAAAGAAATTCCATCGGCTCGCCATCTGTCAGGCCACCCTCGGCAACCTCAAAAATCCTGTCAGGAACTGCTGACGCTTCGTCGAAAAGGTAGGCGCTAGTACTATTGGCTGCGTGTTGTCCGGCAAATGCTTCGGAGTTCTCTTCCCGGCAAGTCTGCGCACTTCCGAACCATGACGCCTGATGGTCTTTGTGATACGCCCGTTGGCTCCCGATCTGAAACCAGTGGGAAGCAATGGAGAGTGCTCCCCAACGCTGGATTGATGCCCATGTCTTGCTTTGCAACTGAGTAAACGTATTGGCGGTTACCGTGACTTGAGAATGCGGGCGCGTCGCTAAAATCCACCAGAAAAGCCACGCGACTATCGTACTCTTACCAATCCCGTGCCCGCTGGCCGTGCTGATGCGGATGGGCATAACCGGCGTCTGCCCGTCGAAACCACGCTTTCTAACTTCTTGGCCCACCTGATCCAGAAATTCAGCTTGCCACGTATCAGGCCCTTCGTGACCGTCAAGAGAACCCTTGCCCCATGGGAAAGCAAATAGGACGAAACCCAGCGGGTCAGCGTAGTAATCAGACAACGCTTTCGCCAGTTCCAGGTCTGCGTTGACGTGACTCAAAGTCTGGGTCGCCATAGTTAAAGTATTACTTTAAGTATTGCTCTCT